GCCTTATTGTTTTTATAAATTTGGCAAATACTTTTCTAGCACATCAATTATTGGTTGATGCTTAGGACTTGGAACTTACGATAGTAGTAGTTCGTGTCATTTGCTAGTGCGCCTGTACCTGCGCCAGTTGCGAATGGGTTTGCAACGAGACCGTAACGAGTCTTGAAGCCAACTTTTGGTTGGTAAGTCGTTGGGTCGATTGCGCGGACCATCTGCAATGGAACGTATGGGCAGTAGAACAAGCCAGCGTCATAAGCATTTGATCCCTTGTAACCAACAACGACATAGTCCTTGCCAGCGACAGAATATGGATCAACATAAACCTTCACGCGACCGAACAATGTACCAGCGAAGGTATTGCCTGTGTCGTCAACTGTTAGGTTTGTGTTGTTGCTTAGAGCAGAGTTGTAGTCAAGAAGACCAGTCATTGCAAGAGCTGATGCAACATCGGTTGAAACGATGAGCAAGTTGCCCTTACCACGACGAGTGTCCTTGGCGATCTTGTTGGCTGCTTGTTCGATGCGGAACAATAGGCTCTTATACTTCTCAACCTGCCAACGACCAGATGTACCACCATCAGCGTCTGCTAGTGATGAGCTGGCTAGGTTGACAACATTTTGTGAAGCAGTTGTGATACCAACGTTAGCTGTTGCATAGATCGTACGAACAACTTCGCGGTTGATTTCTGCAAGAATTTCAGTTGACAAAATATTTGTCAATTCTGTTTCTGCGTCTAGACCGTGAATTGCCTTGAGATCTTGTGCAAGTTCTAGCGTGTAGGCTGCTTGCAAGCCACGTGACTTGGCTGTTACAGAAACGCGGTCGATCTGGAAGCCCATGTACTTCATGGTTAGATCTTCTGCTACTGATGTTGCCATGCCTGTGCCAGTGTTAGCAAGACCGAATGTTGCGCTATCGTCATCGCCGAAGTTTACATCACTGTTTAGAGTGTGTGAACCTGTGCCAGAGTGTGAGGTGTTGGCTTCTAGATATAGAGCCTCACCAGCACGTGCTGTTGAAGATGCATAAACTGAGCGCATTGCGAAAATCAAACCTGTTGGACCAGTCATTGGCTGAACGCCGCAGATGTCATAAGCCATTAGGTTTGGAAGAGCACGACGAACCAAACCGATTAGGATTGGATCGAAGCCCTTGATGCCACCTTCGCTACCAACTACTGGAGACATACCGCCGCCAACTGCGTTGGCTGGTGATGCTTCCCATAGGTTTTGCATGGAGCGTGATTCTTCCATTAGGGCGCGTTCTTGGTTCTCTAGAACAAGTGCAGTAACTGCACGCTTGTAAGGATCTGAGATCTTTGGGAGTTCTGAGTGATCAAGAACTGGAGCCCACTTCTTTGCATATGTTTCGTTTAGATACATTTTATAACTCTCCTGAGTTCTTATTGATTAGGCTTTTGGAGCCGTCTTTGTGATTGCATTTACATAATGTTTCATCAGACCTTGTACGTCTGCTACTTCTGGTTCTTCAACAGCTGTTTCTTGAAGAGCCTTGACCTCACTTGTAATTTTCTTGGCTGGGAAGTAGTTCTCGCGGATCACTGCGAGCTTGCTATTAAACTCACCCTCTGTGGTGAACTCCACGCCCTCTGCGAGCGAAATCATCTTAGCAATTTGTGTTTCAGTTAGACCTTCGCAAATCTTGCGAACTGCTTCATTTTTCTTAGCAACACCGAGTTGTTCAACTAGTGCAGCCTTTTCAGCAGCAGCGGCAGATGCGGCTTCTTCAAGAGAAGCAACACGTGCGGCTAGTTCTTCTGCTACATCGACTTTCTCTTCAGGAATTTCGATGTAGTGTTCGTTGAATAGATTCTTGAGACCGTTGATGAAGTCTTCAGTCAACTCGGCACGTAGACCTGTCTCAATAGCAACCTTGTTTTCATCAATCCACTGCTCAACGACGTAGTTTAGATACTCGTCAACTTGCTCAGCCATTTGTGTTTGGAGTGACTCAACTGCTTCAGAAAGAATTGCTTCGTTATCAGCAATTACATCTTCAACAATCTTCTCAACACGTGACTGAACAGCAGCTTCGAAAATCGTGGTTGCTTTCGTACGGAATTCTTCGGATAGTGATTCGCCATTGAATAGAGCATCAACATCTTCTGACATTGAACCCTTGTGCTTCTTCACCATGTCTTTCTTCCAGGCTTCCTTCATTTCCTTTTCGTCTTTTTCTTCTTCTTCCTCGTCCTTCTCTTCTTCATCTTCTGACTTGTCTTCAGCGACGACTTCTTCTTCTTCCTTCATAGCCTTGATTGGCATTGGAAGTTTTGTCTTGCCTTCTTCTAAGGAATCTTCTGCAGTTTCTTCTGCAGCAACTTCAGTAACAACTTCCGTTGTTTCATCGGTTTCTGTTTCTTCCATAGCCTGGACTTTGACACCCTTTGCATCACCCTTGGTGGCTGGCTTTGGTGCTTCCGAAGCGGCAGCAGCAGCCTTCTTACCAATATCTGATGGTGCAGTTGTTGGTGTTTGACCGCCGAGATCATCCATCTCAGCAGGTAGTTTGTGTGCTGGTTCCTTTGCGGCTGACATTGATGCCTTTAGGATTTCTGCAGCGGATTCTGATAATGTCTTACTCATTGTTTAACTCCTGAAGAAGTAATATTATTTATAAATTTTACAGTTTTGACAAGAAGTTCTCGAAAATTTTCAAGGAGATCTCGTCGATTTGCTTTTGTTTTGCAGTTTTGATTTGAGTATAGTATTCGTTGATGTCAATTTCCTTGACCTTACCGTTATCCCATACCCACTCTTTACCTTCCATAATACCTTGGACAAAAGCACCTGGTGCGGAGGGATCCGCTACAATATCAGCC